AAAACGGGGGGGGGGGGGGATAGCCTGCTTAACCTCCAGCGTCAAGCATTTTTTCAAGGGGCGTAGCCATGTCGCTCCTAGGACCTATCTCGACGCTGGGCCGCTGGAAGTCGGAAGCGTTCAATGCTGATTTCCTGGCTGGCGTCGCGCCGGCGGGATACACGCATACCCGGGCATCAACCGCAACGTATTGGGATGCGGCAGGGACCCTCAGGACGGCGGCCGCGCATGAACCCCGGTTCAACTTCGATCCGCTGACCAAGGCGATCCTTGGGCTGTTGATGGAGGGGGCGGCCACCAACAAACTTACCTACAGCGAATTCCAGTTGCCGGCCCTTGTCGTCGCGCCGGCGCAGGCGGTTGCGGTTAACTGGGGCCGCGGCATGCCGAAGACCGGCGTGCGCCTGAAGCTCGACGCCGCCACGACGTGCAATGCATATCGGACGTCGGCGCGGGTGACTGGGGAAACCGAATGCTTCTCGGCATTCGTCAGGATGGATAACGGCGACCGTCCGGTTATCGGACTATCTGGCGCTGCGGCGGTTGATATGGCAATCGTCATGTCAGGAAGTGCGCTGCCGGTCGAGCGAACGGGCATCATTGACTGCGGCGATGGCCTGTACCGGGTTTACGGCTGGCATACGTACACGTCTGATAACGCTGCCTCCAGCTGTGGGATCGTCAAATACTCCAGCAACAGTGCCCGCGGCTTCGTCGTGACGGGTTATCAGATCGAGAAGGGCATCTATCCGTCCTCCTACATTGCTACGGCCGCCGACGGAGTGACACGAGCGGTTGATGGCGGCACGTTCGACGTGGCCTGGTACAACGCCGCTGCTGGGGGCGCGTTGCTGGTTGAGGGAAGCCACAAGTCTCAAGCGGCAGAGGCTAAGACGATCGGTGTTGTCGTGCTCTCGAATGGCTCGTCCAGCAATCGGGCAGGGCTCTATCTTGTCCCGAGTGACGCCCGAATTCAGTCGGTCCTAGCGGTGGATGGAGTCACCTCGATGAACTTGAGCAGCTACGGCCAAAGTGCCTTGTTCGATGGAAATCGATTTCGCCTCGGCCTTGAGTTCGGTAGTTGGGGTGGCGTAGCGAGATCCAACGGGCTTCCTATCGGCACCGGATCTTCCGGCAGTTCGGCCCTCCCCAACGGCGTTGATCGCTTGCAAATCTTTACTGGGGGGTTGGGGGTCACACACTATCGCCTGCTGCGCTACTACGCGAGCCGCGCCGACATCACCACGCTGACCGCCCGCTGATTTTTCTTGCCGCCTCGCGCGGCTTTCCACCATGCCCGCCTTGAGCGGGCATTTTCATTTCAAGGACCACACATGACCTTCACGCCTATCGACAAACTCGCCGCGTTCCGCTTGGAATCCCTGGCGATCAACGCCGACGACAGCACCCGCCTGGTGTGCCGCTACACCGTGGGCATCGTCGACGACAACAACACCTACGTCCCGAAGGCCGAGCGCAGCTATGTGCTGCCGGCGGCCGAGGCAGACCCCCTGCTGAATGCCGCGGTGGACGGGGACGGGCCCGGCCTGCTCGATCAGATGCAGGCCGCCATCTCGGCGCATCTGAGCCAGCGGCCGGACTGGGTGGCTTGAACGTTATTTTGGACGAACCCGCAGTTTTACGGCCTCCGCGGGCTTGTCCGTGCTCGTTACTGCCATCAAGGGGAGAAACCCGGCCGGCGCATTCGTGAATGCGGTGTCATCCGGCTCGCGGGACGCGATAGCTGCCCACGTGAAAACAGCATTCCTGTGCAGCCTCATTGGCTCAGTCTTTGCCGCGGGCCCTAGATAGCGTTCGTGTTTTATCTCGATTTCGCTGGCCGCGTTGGCGATTTTTGCCAGTTTCTCCACGTCACCGTTTACAGCTGGCTTTCCTCGCGGGGTGTACTTGAGTTCAAGGACAGCCATCACTTGATTGCCGAGGCAAACAACCATGTCAGGTCGAACGACAGATCGGGGCGAGGATAACGAAATCATCGGCTCGATAAGTATTCGGCAGTCGGCCTCTAGCGCACCGCATAGGTCTTGCCAGAGCGCCGCTTGCATACTGCGCTCGGAATTTATTTCCTGCCGGTTGTATCGGGCAATGCATTTTGTCCACGCGGTTCGTAAGGCGTTCTTGACGGAGGAGGGAGAGGCCATAGCGTTTGAAGTAGTTGTTCGAACTTTGATTTATAGCTTCAAGCGCCCGCATATGCGGGCATTTTTTTCGCCCATAGGAGGGGCACATGGCAGAGCCTACGAGTACCGCGGCCGCACTGGGAGTGGCCGCCGCCGCGACGGGACTGGCGACAGTCCTGCCGGGCGTGGACGGCAACGCATTGATAGGCGCGTTCGCCGGTGCGACCTTGGTGGCACTGCGAAGTACCGAGCCGCGCGTGCTGGCGCGACTGGCCTACGCCGCCATCTCGTTCGTGGTCGGGTACATCGCCGTGCCGGACATCAACCGGCTGACGCCGATCCACAGCAGCGCCGCCGCCGCGTTCCTGGCCGCCGCGACTGCCGTGGCCGTCGTGCAGATCGGCATCGAGAAATTTCGTGCCCTCGACATCGCGGCCATCTTCCGCAAGGGAGGCTGATATGACGTCCATCGTCGCACTGATCGTTATTGTTGCGAACGCGGCCACGGCGCTGCGGTTGCTGACGTACCAGCGAGGGGAGGCCCGGTATCGGTGGTGGGCGAGCCTCGCCGCCTACGTGCTGATCGTCTGCACGGGAGGGGAGGCGCTTTCCGTTGCCGTCAACGGCACGCCCACGTCGAGATGGCAGGCCGGCGTACGCCTGGTACTGGCGTTGCTGG